ATTGGCACTCCAATTGCATCGTTCCTCTACAAAGGGGGATCGGATCCTCTTGGTAAAGAAATCAGTAGTCTGAGGTTCCTTGCTAACGGTACTTCACGTGCTAGTCAAATCGCGTCACGTGCACTGAGAGCTTTGGAAGAGAAGTACTATATTTCAACAAACCCTAACCTTGAGTCCTTAATAGATAATCCATATGCTCTTCCTATTGACAAGCAGGCCTCCCCAATTAGTAAAGTGAGTCACTTAACATTGGAAGCTTTCCGCACCAAAGTGAGGAATAAGGACATTCATCCGCTCTTAGAAGATAGAATCTCAAAATCCGAGTCAATCCTCAAACAGGATATCTTGTCCATCACCCCTCTAAATCCTCTGCTTGCCCACGACATGTTTGATGCATCAGGGTTTGGTACAATAAAGCTGATGAGGAAAATGTTTCTCACTACACGAACTGTTCAGACAATTGCTCAAATTGTGAATCCTAACATAACGCACCAGTTTTTGAGATCTGATATTAATGATGTCGCATGGTTCAAGCGCTGGTATAGTGGTCTTCCAGCTCGGGGATATTCATTGCGCAACTCTTATGAGCTGGTCAGACAGTTTCGGGGATATTGGGGAGTCGAACTTCATGGAGTAACTAACTACCAGCCTCTAGATTATCACCACAGTGCAGGTACTACTAGAAATTCAAGTTCAATCAAATGGTCGAGCCACTCACTGGATAACTTGCTGACAACCAGAGGTCCATTATCAGGCTATTTAGGTACAGCAACACGTGAGAAGCGGTCAGAGCATGGATACAAGATTGTAGATGCTGGAGCACCATCACGAGCAATGATGAAGCTCCAGCTTATCAGAAGTCAGGCTTACGGGGACCCGCATTTTAACCTGTTGATAGACAAGATAGGATTGACACGCACGAATGTGCCCCTGTCAGAAATCACCGATCTACTACAGAAAGTTATTGGAGGATCCATAGCCCACAGATATGCGACGGCCATACGGAATCTCGCAGCATCCTATGTTGGTCCTTTGAATTTTGTTACCCATATACGTCTTGATACTGATAGTCTTGGGAAAATTAGTGGAAGTGCCCTGAATTATCCAATTATGACCCAGGAGTTCATGGTATTCACTCTTGCTGGGGCTAAATTGCTCAATGTTCATTGTGGGTTTAAATGCGGAGAACTAGAAATAAGTACAGAGGCAATGGAGCCGCTACCTGATGATGCTCTTAAAGCAACGAAGCCGAAGTTTTCTGTAGCAACCTTCCCTAAATCAAAACTTCTTTATACTCCTAACCTTTTGATTGCTAGGACCTATGATAGTGTTGTTCAGCAAATACCTAGAGGTGCCATTGCGCATATCACATCTTATGCTGAGTCTGAGACAATCCAGCATGGAGCTGTTGGGTTCTTTTTGGAGCTGCTTAGGGACAACAATAAAGCAAAAGTGCTTGCTGACACTCGAGGGATAGCTGCTATTCCAGCCCGGCTTCAGATGGACATTGCGGAAGCCCACGCTTTAGGTCCGATGATCCTGACACGCTGTATGGCATATGCAATAATCACATCATTTCTACGTGATGCCTTCAGAACAATGCATCTGCACCCGGAAAGGTGGGACGAGGGACTGTTCCTTGCTCATAATATACAAACCTGTGTGAGAGCATGTGCTAACTACTGGAAGCATCCATTATTTTTCG